CCCAATTCTTGAGCACACAAACTTTTCTCCAATCAAAGACCAACACAAGCGCGCAGTCACCGCGACAATTCTTGAGAACACTGAAAAGGCTCTTCTAGAATCAGGCGACCGTCAGCTTGCACAGAGCTCCCTACTTATGGAAGCTCCAACTAACGACGTAGGATCAACCGGTGGATTTACTGGCAGCTCATTAGCAGCTGGCCCAGGCGCTGGTTACGACCCAGTACTTATTTCTCTAGTACGTCGTGCAATGCCTAACCTAATCGCATACGATATCGCTGGTGTTCAGCCAATGACTGGCCCAACCGGTCTTATCTTCGCAATGCGTTCACGTTACAGCGCTCAAAACGGTACAGAAGCTTTCTACAACGAAGCTGATACCACATTCTCTGGTGCTGGTACTCAAACCGGTACTCCAATCCCAGCAGGCTTCCCAGCTAACACTTCTCTTCTTACCAGTGGTACTGGTATGTCGACAGCAGCTGCTGAAGCTCTTGGTGACGGCGGTGGTACAAACTTCGCAGAAATGGCATTCTCGATCGAGAAAGTTACAGTATCTGCTAACAGCCGTGCGCTAAAAGCAGAATACACCACTGAACTTGCACAAGACCTTCGTGCAGTTCATGGTCTAGATGCTGAAACTGAGCTTTCAAACATTCTACAATCAGAAATCCTTGTAGAAATTAACCGTGAGCTTGTTCGTACAATCTATACAAACGCTGTTTCTGGTGCAGCTGCAACTGCACAACCTGGTATCTTCGACCTAGACGTTGACGCAAATGGCCGTTGGTCAGTTGAAAAGTTCAAGGGTCTTATGTTCCAGATCGAGCAAGAAGCTAATGCTATCGCAAAAGCAACCCGTCGTGGTAAGGGTAACATCGTTATCTGTTCGTCAGATGTTGCATCTGCTCTACAGATGGCTGGTGTTCTTGACTACACCCCAGCTCTTAACAGCAACGCACTAGAAGTTGACGATACCGGCAATACCTTCGCTGGTGTTCTTAACGGCCGTTACAGAGTGTACATCGACCCATACGCAGGTAACAACTACATGGTTGTTGGCTACAAGGGTTCGAGCGCATTCGACGCAGGTATCTTCTACTGCCCATACGTTCCACTACAGATGGTACGTGCAGTTGGTGAGAACAGCTTCCAGCCAAAAATCGGCTTCAAAACCCGTTACGGTATGGTTGCTAACCCATTCGCACGCGGTAACGATGGCGCAAGCCCAGCACTTGGTGTACTTGCTACAAACACCAACGTCTACTACCGTAGAGTTCGCGTTACTAACCTATTCTAATAAAAAGAAGGGGCAGATCAACTGCCCCTCTAAAACAAACTGGGGTGGCGAAAGCCACCCCTTTTTTGTTGCTTAAGCCATGCCAAGAGCTGCTTTGTACATCTCAAGCACAGCTTCTTCTTCAGCAATAGCATCAGCTTTGCGCTTACGAATAGCAATGATCTTCTTCATCACTTTAGTGTCATACCCACGACCTTTGGCTTCTGCCATCAGATCTTTTTGTTGAGTAGTAACATCTTTCTTCTCAGATTCAAGTTGTTCATAGCGCTCGATGAACTGGCGCAGCTCGTCGGCGGTTACGTTGTATGCATCATTCATAGTATATACTCCAGTGTTACAGTTTGATTAGGTTAAGCAAGGTACAAGCTCATGAGAACAGGTACACCTACAATTAAAAACATGACGATAAAAAGTGAAATTCCTAGACCTTTAAACATTTTCGCAGCTCAGCTCCTTCATAGTTATCCATTTTAATATAATGCTGTAAAACTTGATTGTCTGGTTGCAACTTGTGTAGTTCTTTTGCAAATTTTTCAATCATGTCATAGTCCAATTGTGTTTTGATATGTTTACCCATTTATTCCATCCGATATATTAAAAGGAGAGACAGCTTACGCTGCCTCTGCCATGTCGATTGCAAGATCAAGAGCGTCAACCTTGCGCTTAGCATTGGTACCAAACCAAGCCGATGCCATACGAGTATCAACCGAGCGACCAAGTTCGTGGTCAGTCATGTAGGTAACTGCGTTGTAGGCATTCCACCAAGTACCAGGGCGGAAGTGATCGCCAGGCTGGTTTTCAACAAGTTCAATTGCACGTTCTGCGGTACGAGACAGAGTCTTGTTCTCTTGAGTCGACTCGCCGAAGATCTTACCGAAGAACTTCTCAAGTTTAGCACGATCGTACTGCTTGGAACCAAGGAACTCAGCAGCTTCTTTGAACTTCTCGACCTTGTTGTGCGAGAGACCAAGGATTTCTTTAACCTTGTCAGCATCAAACACCGAGCGATGGTTTACACGAACCGAAGGCTGGTTCTTTTCGTTCAGAGCAACTGCAAGAGTGTTGTTGCAAACGACTCGTTCCATAACGAACTTGATGTCGATAGCTTTACCGTACTGGTGCGGGTTGGAGAAGAGCAAGTAACCGCGAACCTCGTCACCGTTGAAGAGCGAGAAGCCGTCACGAACGTCTGCAAGAGCCCAGACGATCTGACCTTCTTTAAGAGAACCAGCGGTGTCCATGATCATGTCACCAGCTTTAACGAAATCAGTAAAGAAGTTGAAGGCTTCGGCATTTTGGACTGGGTTCCAACCCTGACCAACTTGAGTCAGAATTTTACCGTCAGTCGAACGAACCAGCGCTTGCTGACCAGTTTCGACTTGCTTACCGTTGTAGTTGATGAAGGTGTTGACTTTCTCAACTTCCCAGTTGAGACCAGCAGCAACCATGATTTCCTGAGGAGTCAGGTTGTCGCCGATAGCAGTACCAAGACCGTGCCACGGCTTACCTTTCGATTCGCGGTAAGCCATTTGAGCGACGCCGTTAACAAATTCAAGTTCGTGTGCCATGATGTAGTTTCCTTTGTGGGGTTGTTTTGTCAGCTTATATTAGTAATATAATCATTTCAGAAGAAATGTCAACCACTAATTTGCATTTTTTTCAAAAAAAAATTAGTGAATTGATCTGTTACCCATAGGTATAGCTTCTACCATACCTTCTGCGTATTTTCCATACCCAGCTTTGATGATATCGATAACGTCTACAAACTCAGTTTTAGAATCTTTTGACTCAACTGGCGCTATGAACGCCTTTGGATAACTCGATTTAAGATACTTGTTCAAGTAAGTGTTTGCTTCATTTTTAACTGGAAAAGAAGCTGCCTTTGTGATTTCAAAGATGTTCATGTTTGAAAAGAGAGGAACTATCTTAACACCTTGAGAAGGGATAGGAGTTCCATGAGTACCAAGAAAAATACCTTCTTCAGGATCAATAATGATATATCTCATCATTGATTAGCAACCACAACACGCTCTGCCCATACACGAGTAGGATCACCGTGTCCAAATTCTACACAATCACGACGAGCACGAGCGATGCCAGAAGCTTCGTCCCGACACCAAGTAAAAGCTCGAATGATTTGTCCGGTAGCAGTTTCAACGAAGATTACAAACTGAGGGATCATATCAGGTCCTTTCGATTTCCTATATGAGCAATATAATCATTCTAGACGAAATGTCAACAGTTACTCTTCATAATGCTTCAACAAATGAATTTCACCATTTTCATCCTTGCGGGTTCTGATGTACCCGTCTGCGATTAGTTTATCAACGGTCTGTTCTACAGCAAACGATATAATCTCTCTAGAACTTTTTCTAAACGACATACCAACGAAGGTGAAAATAACCGCGGTACCAAGTAACCAAGCTTCCATAATCATGCTGCGATTCCTTTATAGCCTTCCCACCAGAACGGTGCTTCGCGACCTTTAGCCCACTTAGCAAAAGATTTGGATATATGATAGTAGTTGCGGTATGCAGCAACTGCGTCGCCATCCACCTTGCACTCTGGATAGTGGCTCATGGCTTGGGCAAATGGAGTCATAGGCACTTTAGGGATGTTCACTGGCGCCTCTCTGAGGGCCTCTGTGAGCTTCTGAGAGGTCATATGTTGTTTACCATAGCGGTATTCAAACTCGTTCGACAATCCTACGAAATGCTCATAGTGCCATTCGTAATTTGCTTTTGATTCCATAGTCCATGTAGTACACGGATGATACTTGTGTACAGCGGCATACAACACATGCTCCCGATCGTCGTTGAAACGATAACGAGTTTGCGTAGTTTTACCAGACTTAGACGGACCCTTGTATTGAAAGCCATCAAGCATACGATGAGCAGTCGACATCATCTGTGCCGACTCGATAATCATCTTAGAACAATGCTTGTCACAAACCATCCGCGCAGCAATACGCGGATCTTCATCAAGAACGAAAATATTCATTAGTCGACCCAAACATGATTGAACTTAGTAGGCAGAGTTTCACAGCTGAAAATCTCATCTGTATAGTTGATAACTTTTACGCACTCGTTAGTGGCATAGCTGAACCAAACGTCAGGCATAGCAAGAGTGTTGTTGATGACATAAAGAGCACTAGCACAGATGATCGAAGCAAGAGCAGCGATAGCGATATTGTTCATGAGTTCTCTCCGTTGCGTAATGTTATTCATGGTTTTTCTCCATTACTTACTATCTTAGTATAATACTTTTCAAAAGAAATGTCAACAAGTTTTTTCAAACAAGTTGACCTTCTCCGTACCCATCTTGAAGTTGTAGGAAACGTTCTTCGATAGCTGCAGCTTCAAGATCGTCTTCTACCGTATATGACTCTTTATCTACACTTGCACTATTTTGAAATGATTGTGCATCTTCGGGACGAGTACAGATGGCTACGATCTCATTACTCAAGTTTCTTACAACGTACATATTACACCTCCACCATCATTTCGAGGATTTCTTGTTCGTCAAACATTCCACCAAAAACTCCGTTGGCCAATTCCCAGAGGTGTTGTTGGTTGTCAGAAGAAAAACGATAAAGGGGGTTTCCACCCGCGGGACCAAATTCCTCGAGGAGGATGGCCGCACAGCCATGATCAGATGCGAATTGATGGACCATTTCAGAAGGAGTTTCGTAGGAGATGTCAAGGTCGATAGTGTAAGTCATGATGTTTCCTTTTCGGTGACTATAGTACTACTATAATTCTTTTCAGAACAAATGTCAACTAGTTTTTAGGAAAAATTTACGCTTACTCCACAACCACAGCTTGACTTAGCGTTTGGGTTCTTGATTTCAAATGTGGATCCAACCAAGCTCTTAACGAAATCGATTTCAGTTCCAACTAGATATAGAAGACTATAGTCTCCAATGACAAGATTACCTTCATCGCAGGCCACCACGAAGTCACGGTGGCCTATGTCTTCTTTTTCTGTGGTTCCCCACACGTATTCGAAACCAGCACACCCACCGCCCTTCAGATTAAGCGTGATGCCATAACACTTATTCTCTTGGCACAGTTTTCCGATTTGATGATTTGCTGCAGATGTTACATTAATCATATATTATACCTTAAAAGGATTTCAGCATCCATGCGTGCTTTTCATGCACATCGATACGACCTTCCAGATAGTTCACGGCTCCAAAAGCACCCATGCCTTCAGCAGCTTCTCTTGCGATATAGAGATTTTTGATAACAGCGTCGTTGTCTTTTGCTAGTCTTGCAAACATAATAGCAGGCTCTGGAATCATTGTTTCATCTTCGATATCAGAAAGTTCACTATAACGACCAAGCGATCCTGGCGCATATGCACCTAACTTGCGAATTTCTTCTGCAGTTGTATCTACTGAACTATGAATTTCCTTGTATAAGTCACCAAAGAATTCGTGGTATTGAGCGAAGTTTGGACCTGTTACGTTCCAGTGATAATTGTGTGACTTGAGATATAGAGCAAACGTGTTAGCTAAAAGTCTCTTCATCTCAGTAATAAGTTGTTCTTTATCCATTCTGATGTCCTCGTGTTAGAATATATTCATTATTTATTCGTGCATTTCTTTGTATTTTTTACGTACTGAGATGAAATGTTGCAGGTAATCGTACGTATTCACTTTAAACACAAGAGGCTCAGAACCATCTACACACATGATAATAACACCTTGTTTGATTGCCACTCCAGTTCGCTCTAGAAAGGCTGCAGCATAGAAGCATAGCTGAATAAAGTAGTTGGTAATGTCTTCTTCTTTTTTTACTCTGCGTGATGTTTTGAAGTCAATGATGGATAGTACACCATCAAACTCTGCAATACAGTCACACTGGCCACCACAACGTAGTTTATCACTATAGAGGAATACCTCTTGAAACCAGATGTTGTTTACGTGCTTATCGAGAATAGGTCTAATAGAATTAAACGAAAACAAATTGGCTGGCATAGCTTTGCCTTTCCAATCTTCTTCGTTGTTAAGATAATTTTCTGCAAGAGTGTGAACTGCTGTTCCTCGAGTAGCTGCTTGTTGAGAAATCTTATTTGCTTCCTCTTCGCCTACTCGCTTACGCCATTCGATAATAGCTTCTTTACCAATAATAGAAAGCACAGTAGTGATAGATGGATACGCATTACCCTCTGGTGTAAAGTACTTTCTTCCACTCTCAGTAGTCTGACGAGTGATCTGCGGGAGTGTGATCCCGTGGTCAACGTGTGTAAACATAATATAGCCTTATATAATCAAGTGTTATTCTTCAATACTTACTACACTTAAACCACCTGCAGATACAGTGCCAGATCCAGATGTCATGGCTCCGGCATCTGCCGAGTCTGTAACTCTTCCAATCGGTATTCCACCTATTGTTACTTTTGAGCTACCTTTATTCAAGTATGCTACATGAGGAGCACATGGTGGAGAAGGCGGAAAAGGATGCGCAACAGTTGGTGTTCCCACAATGGCAACTAGTATACCACCAATCTTTACTTTAGTTTGTGGCGGGGCTGCGAGTGTAGTAGTGGTTGCACATATGTGACCAGTACTTAAGCTATCTCCTTGAACACAAACTGCTGGCATCCTTTGTCTCCTTAAGCCGCTTCGAGTATTCTTTCTTTTGCGATGATATACTCTTTTACAAGTCCAGAACGAACAATGTCTTCTACTCCAAACCTTACAACTTCAAATGATTTGATAGCGTTAAGCACTTTAAGAAAGTCGTGTAGTCCTGAAAAGTCTGCTCTGTTTTTACTTTGTTTAAGATCGTCTTGTGCTGTGTCTCCGCAGAAAACGATTCTTGAAGATTCACCGACACGAGTAATAATCGTATCAAGTTCATGGTAATTCATAGACTGACATTCGTCAACAATAATAACTGCGTTGTCAAAAGTTAAACCTCTAATGTTTGACGACGTCGTGAATTTAATCATACCTTTTTGCTTGAGAATTTGATAAGCGTCTCCTCTTCCAAATAGATCAGTTACAATATCGATGTATGGTTGTTCGAAAATTGCTTCCTTCTGTTGTAGAGTGCCTGGGACGAATCCCTGTTCGCGCGTCTGAACTGCAGATCTAATAATGACGATTCTCTCATACTCTCCTTTCTCTAGTACGTCCTGTAACGCTAGGTATGTAGCGCACATTGTTTTTCCTGTACCTGCTGTTCCGATGGCCGCGATATTCTTTCCCTGTTTATAAGAATCGAATAGATCTGATTGAGTCGGTGTAAGTGGCTTAATCTGTCTCATA